GGCCTCCCGGCCAGCCCTTCTGGCGCTCCTCTTCGGATGCGTCAGGTTGTGGTGTGTCGAATGTATTGGTGCTTCGATGGCTCATTCCGAAGAACGAAAACACCGATGCGCTAGATGCAGCACAACCAACCGCCGGGTTACATTACCGGAGGAAGTATGGTTCAACGGACAATCATCCAAAATAGGATTCGCTGGAACGACACTGAGTCGGACTACGGCGGTCACTTCTTCAAGAAAGTTCAGAAGGGTGACGATTGGCCAACTCTTCCCAAACCTGTGAAGGTTAGCGAAGACGCGACGATCCAGCTAGCACGTGCGGCGCTCGGTAAGCTTACCTCATTCAAGGGTAAGCTGGTTGAGCAGCTGCGTGTGCACTGGGAGTTAAACGCGGAGCAGAAGCGAGCTCTGCGGCGCGAGTTGAACCAACTACGGGCGCAGATCCGTGACCACCAGGCAATTTTGGAGGCCACGCGAAACGCTCTCTCGCACAGGAATGTGCAACGCCGGTTAGCATTGGCGGAGAGTAGGCGGCTGCGTAAAGAAGAAAACCACGATTACGACATGACTCTTAGTGTCAGAAGTCGTGGGTTCGGGGACATCCGAGACTCGAACGGAAATGTTAGGTGGGAGCAGGTCTCCTTAACAGGGTTGTGTGGGTTTTCCACTGCCAATTTGGAGTGGAGCTCTAACGACTCTATCGCCCTGACCAATAAGTTGATGGGTCAGATTAGTTCTGGTGTCGACTTTCAAGCCGCTGGTGCATTAGCGGATGTCGACCGAACTGTGCGGATGATAGGAGATTCAGCCAAGAAATTGGCTCGGAGCCTCAAAAAGGCCTCGAAGGGCGACCTCGCCGGTGCAAGTCGATTATTGGTTAATACCAAGAACTCGTCGTCATCGGTTGGGAGTATTCGCTCGTCTGCAACCGGCAGGCAGAAATGGCTTGCCCAGGGTTCCTCGGTGCGTGATCGGTACCTCCAATATCAGTTTGGCATAAAGCCGCTGATCAAGGATGTTGAGGCTGCGGCAAGAGCTGCCGCTTGGCTTACCGACCGCCCAATTTACCAGAAGGTTTCGGCAGTGAGGAAACTCACAGAGAAGTTCGTCGAATCTCGCGGTTTTGGGACCCGATGCTCAGTAGAGCGCACCATCACTGCGCGAGCAGTGGCAATTCTTAAGACCCAGCCACCAGCGGCAGATGCTTTAGGGCTCACAGATATCCCAAGTTTCTTGTGGGAGCGTGGTTTCCTTACGTTTGTTGTTGATTGGTGGATCCCGATCGGGAACTGGTTGCAAGCGTTGCAAGCTAAGCGTGCTCTAGAGACTGCTTTCACAGTGCAAACTGTCGTTAAGCGTACGTCTCTCACCCTTGAACCAGAACCGGGAACCGGCTGGGAATGGGACCAAAATGCTCCGAATACGGAGTACTATGTAGAGCTTTCGCGTAGATGCGGTGTAGGAGTGAGTGTCCCCTTCCCAAACTTAAAGCCCTTGTTTCATAAGGACACTGAGGTGCGGGTACGGCACGCGCTCGAGAGCATAGCCCTTATACACTTATTCGCTG